CACTGACGCGCCCGGGAAGGTCCCGGACGTGGAGTCGGCGATGCATAGACTGCTCAACGGCGCACACCGAGAGGACCGTGAAAACGATCGCCTCGATGGGAAACGTCAAAGCAGAACCCATTGATGCGAACTTCTGCAGCGGTAAAACGCCATAGAAGGGCACATCTGCCGATCGGCTACGAGTATTCCAAACGAAATCCCACAAGTGCGGGAAATCGCGAAGGAGCTCGCGGACGAGGTACCAGTGAACACGATCCGACGCTTCGGACAAGTCCAAGGTTGCGTTCTCTCGCGAGAGAGACGAAGCCAAGGCCAAGTCGCGGTTGCGGGTCTGATCCTGGAATCCGAGGACTTTAGAAAGTGGTCCTCGCCCAATCAGTTCGTACATTTCGCGTTTTAGCCCCTGCTGTGCATACTGCATGACAGAGGGTTCGATCGCGATGATGCGCGGGGTTGACTGGGTTTTCGGTACGGAGACAACCCTAACGGGCTGTTCATCCGAAATGGGCACCAACATGGGTGAGCTCTGGTAAACAGAGTTCGCGGTGTACCGCCAATACGGGAAGACCGCCTCTAGGCGATCATGCCAGTACTGGTAATCACGACGTTCGAGCTGGTTAGCTCGTTCTGCCGTAGCACCTGGTCCATGCTTCGGGACGAGTTCCCAGTTGGCGATCTTTCGATCGCACTCCTGGAAAATTCGACCGAAGAGCCGGCGAGAAACTGAACGGAAGGTTTCCAACCTTCCCGGGTCTAAGCGACCCGGCAGTCCAAGCAGGCTTTGGTCAGTGGCCACAAAAGAATCGAACGCAGCGCGCTCCCTCTCGGGAGTGCACTCGCGCTCGACCTTGTGTGTCAGATAGCAGAACTGTCTGATGGCCCAGACGCACTCAGCGTCGGGGTTGGCCAACAATGCACCATCTTGTTCGTCAAAGACACGGCTGAGGAAACCTCGCAGGTAAGCGGGGAGCCCTCGGACATGGCGCCAGGTAGGCGCCACATCTTGAGCCGGCCATTGCCCTGACTCAAGGCCTCTTTCGAGAGCCTTTGCCAGGGTTGGCAAGACGATGGTTAAGTAGCCATCGCCTTCGTCTTTCCATCGCGCGGCAGTCGTCTGACTGTCGCGCGCGATGTCGATCGAGCAGAGCTGTCCCACATTAAGCAGAACAGATAGGTGGAGTTGTAGTAGGCTTTTCATCTTGCCCTTTCGGGGTCGAGTCCAGCTACTTCAGCTCACATTCCTCCATCAGGCCTTGCGACCGAAAGCGACGAACGCAGAAATCGCGAACGTCGACAGGAGCGAGATGGTAAGAGTGCCGAACACCAAGAGGAGTTCAGTCACTTTTCACCGCCAAGCACCTTGATCGCATTGGCCGCACTCGAGGCCGTCAGCCACGTGGCGAGAGCCACGAGCTGGTCCTTGATCTCCGTTACCGTGAACCCGTCAATGGGACCACGGGCGGTGATCGTGATAATCTGAGACTTTCGCGCGTTGACCGCAGTAATGGGGTCAGGTGCGATTTTATTAGTCTTCAGAGAGAGGACAGTGGTCCGAGTGGTGCTGTTGGTCGTCTGAGCAACCCGCATGAGCGAGTTGCCGTCGGCGGACTGATAGTCGGCAGACGTCTTGTCAACCCCAGTTCGGGGAATCGAGATTGTGCTGCCACCAACAGTGATGGACTGAGGATCTGCGAGCATGGTAGCCCTCCAGTGTGTTGAAATTGGATGTTGTGTGCGTCAGAGTTTTGAGTCTTCGGACGTTCAAGACTTCACTTGAGCTTTGTGAGCCCAAGCGCGCCCAGGATACCCAGTTGATCACCCGTGAGGGCACCAGTGGGATTAACCTGAAAACCGTACGGATTTGCACGCAGTCGCCTCTTGTATATCGTCGAACTCCGGAGACCCCCTGTTGAGGGAATCCCGGTGATCGTCGATGGCAACTGACTGGTTCGCTTCCAGGAGATCTTGGTCTTGTAGACCTCGGTCTCCATAGCGTAACCATAGTGCATGATCAGATGATCGTTTCCGGCCAATTCGTTGGCCTTCATGGTGGACTCTATGTCCAAAAACCAATCGATCATCCAGGACCATGGAGCTAGCTGCCAGAGGGTTCGCACCGTAAAATCGGAGTTCATCAACACGTCAAGACGTGAAAGATAGGACTCCGGATCAAACGATAGCGGATAGAAGAAGGAGAATTCTCCTTCAAACCACCTCTGGGTGCTTCTCTCCTTCGAGAATACGCCTTCCACTGAGACCGAGGTCGCAGTGGAGAACGTGCTCGTTGGAGCCAGTGCCTGAGAAGGCACTGGGACGAACCCACGATTTGCTCCACCTGTCACGCCAAGCGTCCCGGTAAACGGGCGCGAGTCGGACAAGGTGGTCGTGGGCAGCTCTAGGCGTCTGTGAACGCGCTGACCCTGTTGGGCCAGCTGGCGAGTCGCTCTCTCGAGCGTCTTACCTGCCTTGTGTAGGTCGCTAAGTAAGGGTTTAAGCCCGAACTGCGCCATCAAGTGTCCACTGCCAATGCTATTCCCAAAGTCGCGAAAAGACTCGAAAGTCTTCCCGAAACTAAGGAAGTTGGGGAGCCCCTCACGGAGCTCGCCAGCAAACGCACTGGCATCGAACATCACAGACGTCGGTGCCACCTTTGCATATGCACCTTGCGCGAAGCCCTCCAATCCAGCACCCTGATAGGGAGCAGGATGAAGAAGAGATCCGCCGTGAATATGGTTCAGGGACGCTAGAGTGGTTGCGCTGGGATGGAGAAACACGTTATTATACGCGCTCCACCCTGCAACACCATTCGACGTCCTCCAAGCCTGATAGTTCACGAGTGCACCATGCAGAGTATGCTTCTTCAGCTCAAAGGCGTGGCCATTATCTGGCAACCCCTGGGCTGGGAGCCCACGCTCGGCAAGCCGAGCTTGGTAGTTCCTCTTGGATGTAGAATCCAAGAAATAGGCATAAGGATCCACCTGATAGGACATCCTCTCCACGGAGGAGATGGCGTCCTTTTTTGGCCGAGTTCGAAAACTCGTCATTTCAGTTGAATCCAGAACTACCGGAATCGGTGTGCCTTGCGGCACACCGGCATGAGACCAAGAAAAGGCATCATGGCGATTCAAGAACGCTTCCCGGTAGTATGGCATCGATTCCTCCGTACGGTAAGGAGCTCCACAGTCGTGCGCGGCATTACTGTGGGGCGATCGGCATCGCGGGAGGGGGTTCCTTG